ACTGCCGTCAAATCTTATTTGGGAGGAGAAGCGTTTTCCACTTTCTGCGAGTCCAGTATTATTTCTAGTGTCTCCCGCTACTATTGTTTGTGTTTTCGTAACTTTGATTGTTTTAGAACCCTTCAGATTGATATCTTTGAACTCTATGCTTTCTGATGTACCCGCTCCTTTTTCAGAGATGAAAGCATTATACACTGCGATCTTGTCGCCTGGTTTCAATTGAATAGTTTCATTAAAACTATTCGTCCATCTATTATTCAATCCCCCTTCATCTTTTGTGATTGCCTGTTTTCGACCACACACAACAATCTGCATATCATCGTATTCACTTGACATTTATTATATCTTATATAATAAATATGTTAGTTTAAAATTATCTCTTATTATATTCCTACTAGTATATGATCTGCATTCACAAGTCTCACACTCGCAACGATATGATATCAATGATAGATCATCTTCCTTTGTCAATTGAAATAGGAAAGGGTGATGCTAAAGATGATCTCAAAAAGAAGTTTATTCACATTTGTCAACAACATAAATCTCTAACCTTTAAGTCTCTCAAATACCCAGAAATCACAAATATCACAGAGCTTCTTTGTTATTTGAAACTTGAAAATCCAAGAAGGCGCATGACTAGTAAAGAGAAGGATAATATCATAGCCCTCTCCAAGAAGATTATACACTTTTGTGATGTAGATTATAGCATAGAGTTATCTGACTACAATACAACTCAAGAAGTTATTGATGATGTCAACTATATTCGGCAGTATGGTGATTTATTATCTGTACGAAAAGCATGTGAAAAATATAACAAGCAAGGAGGTATTGTCAAGCTTGAACCGATAGTAAGCCTTGAAAAGAAAGAAATGCTGAGGAAAAAGAGGCAGAAGAAGAGCATCGCCTCTCGGGTCAAGTTTCAAAGGAAACAAGTCATTATTGATTTTGACTGAACCACATAGATAATCACCTCACAAAAGTGGCAAAGTTATGATAAAAAATCACTCAATTTATCTAAGGGGTGAGGTATTTCATGTAGTTTCATCGAATCAAAATAACTCACTCATACTCAAAATAACTCACTCATAGTCAAAATAACTCAAATAGAACCATAGTATTTGAAGTTTCTAAAAGTATATTTGAAATTAAAAATACTATATAGTATATACAATATATATAATATCGTGGTTCTATTTGAGGTATTTTGAAAACAATGACGCAAAATGAATAATATTCACTTTCCATAAGATTTGATGTTTTTTTTTACTTCATATATTTAAAGATTTGAAGTAATTATATACTATGGCGACTAGATATATGGAATACAACAATCCTGTTATGTTAAATAATGCAGATTGTTTCAAAGTAATAGAGAAAATTAGACAAAAGAATATATATGATTGTACTGAATTGAAGCCAGGGGAAATGTTCAAGTTGGTGAAACATTTAGCTCCTGGGATAGATTCAAAAGCATTAGACAATCAACAGAGGAATTATGCGAGGGCTAAGGAGGATAGTCATCTTAAATTGTATCCTCAAATTATCACTCAGATGTTTATGGATAGTCTTTGGTGGGAGCAACAAGGGCATTGGAGTACTGACAAACATTTTGATATTAACCCTGAATCGAGATATAGTGCATCTTCTAGAAAGAGATTTCGAAGAGTCCTTAAAAGTGTCGATGATAAGCTTGAGGAGGTTTACGAAGCTCAAGAAGAACTTGAAAACTCAATGAAACAAAAGAATATGATTTCTAAAGAAGAACATTTAGAAAAGATGGATGAAGAAAAACTCGTGAATAAAGCACTCAAAGAAGATGCAGAGAGGAAAGAGGGCAGACTCCTGGGGAAAATTAGAATTATGGAGGGCAAGTTGAAAATTCAGAGAGAGAGATATGATCGTCTGAATGATCATGTTTATCAGGGCAAACCTCTTGTCGAGGAAGATGACGAAGACGACGGAGCAGGCGTCGGTTTAGAAGATTCTGATCACGAGAATATCTAATAAGTTCCCTAAGGACATTCCCGTAATTTCTTTTATATTTTTTTTCTAATTTATCATATTTGTAAGAAATGATAAAACCTTGTTTGATATCATGTGGGATAGGTAATGAGTTTATGGTTAGTATAGAATCAACATGAGTTTGTATGCGGTGTTGTTTGTTTTCTTGCATATCTCGTGTAATCCAGTCATTACTAATTAACCAATCGCTACACATCAGATAAATATTGACCATATTTTAAAACAAGATAAAATATTATCTCAAAGTAGTAATGAACTATAAGTTTTATTTAAATCTTGACAGAAGCCCAGAAAGAAAACAAAACTTTGATTCTACATGGACTCGCTTTCAAGCAGATGATGGGAAAGAGTTTCCGAGCGATGAACCGATACTGAAGAGAATGGTGTCAATGTGGAATATCAGTGATGTAGAACATAGAGGGAAATGTGGTTGTTTTCAGTCCCACTACAACTTGCTTTCACATATTCGCAATAATAAACTCAATCGTGTCATTGTCGTTGAAGATGATGCACAACAAGTCAATGAGATAGATGAAGATGTTTTATCTTATTGTAAAACATTTACATATCTCGGTGGCTATATGGCGAATACTAAAATGTATGATGGCGCTTTGAAAGAGCCTGAACTCCCAGAATCTCATCAAGGAATCAATCAACTTGATAAATCAAAGATGAGGATACTAATGACTCTGGCTTACTATATTCCACATTGGACGATTGCAAGAGATATTCTTGACTTTCTGGATTCGCAAGCAAGAGTTAGAGCAATTGATGTTATGTTATACAAGATCGTGAAAATACCTCAAGATTACATCTTTCCAGCTCTTTTCATTGAAGCAGATTTTGAATCGACAATACATAAGCAATCTAGACGAAAGCATCCAAATAAATACTATCAACTGACTCTAGTCGCATCGAATAATCTTTTCTCGTAAATAACATACAAAGGATAATCTAGCGTATTTTTTACAGAGGCCTGCCGTGCCGACTTCTGGATTATCTCTGCGAAATATATCTGGTAAAGTTTCATTATGTTTTTTATCTTCTTCTGTTTCATAGATGGGAGTATTACAATGATATTCATGGACGTCCATACAAACAAAATCACCTTGTCTCAAATCAAATCCTACGCCATACTGAGGGAAACAAGTGTAGCCTCCGTGATATTTCCCATACTCTAACACACTCAAGTTGCCAAATCCCCAGTCCCCAGCATCTTTGTGTAAGGCTGTCCGAAAGTTTCGATTCACCGTAATCGTACTAAATGCTGTATCTTCAATCTGAAAATCTTTTTTACGAGATGCTCGTTTGTGTTGTCTTTCATGTTGCATCGGCAATAACTCTTTGTATACTTGATCTATCTTGTCAATAAAAGGTAAACCTGCTGTAAATTGTTTCAAACTTGTTTTTGTATTGTGTGTCAATCTACAAGGTAATCTGAAATTGGGAGAGGCTTCATAATATCCTAGAGCCATCGACGCAACTGGGTTATTTATCATCATCTTGCTTTTTGTGTCTCCATTCATATATTTTGTTCTCCATTTTTTAGTTTCTATAAGTTCACGCTTAGAGAAATAGACGCCTTCTGTATCAATCGGTCCTGCGGCCGCCCCACGACTTCTTGAAGGTTTTGCTAGACTTTTAAAATTACTAAATCCTATCTCACATAACTCTTGAGGAATCATATTCTTGCGAAACTTGAATAGTAATTTCTTGTTTCCGTTTTCATCTAAACCATAGACATCTGTATCCTCCCTGATAATCACATGTAAATCTTTCTCCTCAAACCACTCACCCTCTTTTTGTTTTATATCACTATCAGAATGTATTTTTGGACATACAAACTCTTTCATATTTACTTTGTACGAGATTTTTTCTTGGGAGTTTTTTTTGTTGTTTTTTTCTCAGCTTTCATTTCAAACACATCTTTCTGTTTGTAAGAATTATTTGTCTTGGGAGGCAGTTTAGGATCTGGATCACTCTGGTAATGTTTTGGCATATAATATTATATTATATTTTTTTATTCTAATACAAAAATATATGCTATATCATATAAAATGAGCTTAGTTATACTTTCAAATGACGCAAGTGAAAGTTTGAGGACAGGGCAGAATAATAGTATATTCAAGCCGTATTCATTTCGTAATAGTATTACATCGACGCTAGAAATCCCAGAAAATGCAGAAGTAGCCCTTCAGTCATGTAAGATTACTCTTGATGGGTCTGTCGCAATAGAAGGTGGGCGGCGTGTATTTTATTTATACCTTGGTCAAGTTATAGATCCGCAAGCTGGAGGTACGGGAAGTATTCCAGAAAAAATTGAAGAAACTTTATCTGCTCCAATCAGATATGAATTATTTAACAACAATAACATAACACGAGATTACAGCGTAGAAGAAATTGCTACAGAAATTACCAGAGTCTTAAATACGCAAGGTGACATATCGGAAGTGTCACAGTTGGCACTTGTGAATGCTGGTGAGCTCCGAAGGTATACTGGATTATTTCACCCTGATTATCAAAATCTTCCTGGCACTGATTTACACGAGGTAAAGGTAAAACGAGATGCCACAACTGGAGAAAGTGAAGGATATGAAATTGTAATCAAGTTTCGAGATGGGCTCAATGATGTTTTCACTGGACAAGCCCAGGCGGCTCAAATCGCCGCCCAGCAGGTGAATCTATCCGCGCAACAACAGCAGATGCGAACTCAGGTAGTTTTGGGAGGGAGAATCGCCCCCATTCCGCAAGATCATGCCGTCACTGGCCTCACAAACGCCGCAACGATGACACCTCTAACAGCGGCGGGCTTCAATGGGAACACAATGGGAACAACCTTTGACATCGACCCCATCACACTAACGGGAGGAACGGTGACTTTTGATCTATCAGGTTGTACTCTGTCGAATCGTGGTAATAAGTTTTGTAGATTTGCATGTGGATTGTCTCGCGTTTCAACAACTCCAAGTATTACTCAGAATGGGCAGTCCACCTCTTTGCTCGGTCCCCGAGATTACAACCCCGTTGCAGGAAAGAACTTCTGGAGGGGTGGGCAAGCACTCAAACCCAATCCTGTTGCCCTCGTAACGGAACTCAATTGGGTTCCATGCTTTTTAGATTATGCGGTGATTGTGAGTACTGATGGTGCTTTGCGTGTTCTTCAATGTGTAGACGGCCTCGGCGGTGTTGACACTGGAGACTTTGTGAATGATCCATTTGTACCTTCGGGGCCAGGCGGTGGCTCACTGGGAGGATATAATGGGCACAAATGGATGATTGTAAATTACACTGTCCAAAATGCGGCTGTCCCTTTCAATGGTCATTATGATATGAAGACAAATGTTGGTAATTTGTTTGCGATTAAGTTTGTGACAGATGGGGCTAAGGTGTCGATTATTGGTAGTTTCAATGGAGGTGGTGGAATTGGAGCTGGAGACTTCACACTAGTAACATTTAAGTCGGACAAAGCTCGTATTACTCAACAGCTCAAACCCATTGATCAAGGTTGTTGGAACATGCAGCCGTTTATGATGCTGAACCTCAATGTCCTCCACAACCCTGGAGGTGGTGTACCCGCTCCACCCACCGACGCCGCGGATTTTAGCATTGTGATGACAGACTATAAAATAAGTAATGTTGGGGGTGGGAGGCAACGAACACCATCAATCGTTCCTTCCTATTATACTATGCTTATGGAAAGAAACACAGCCCAAACACTGAGGGAGTTTAAATCAGTAAGTACTCGCTGGAAAAATATTGCAATCGGGGCTGGTGATCTTCCCTATCCTGGATATACTCGAGCCTCTCATACTTTTGAGAAACTGCGCCCCGTATTGATTGTAGCTCCTTCTGCTGCTTACAGCCCTAGTCCTGGAGCCAATGTTAGAGGCTTATTTGGATTCAGTGATATGACGGCAGAAATAGACAGCCTCCCTCCGTGGGTTGCTGACACCTATGATGCAGGCCAGACAGAATCATCTCAAAAAATAAGTAGCACAAGTGTTCCTAAGGTTGTGAGCGCGAAATCTATATTTGTAAGACTTGATAATTTCAATACAAAATCTATGAACGCTGGCCACGGCAATCCTTCTCGAATCATTGCTCACTTGCCACGATTCGATGGGCAGAATGAAACGGGACGGCTTTTCTTTGAACCAAATACTCTTGTATATGTTGACCTTCATAATGCTCAACCTCTGAAAATTACTCAGCTTGACACTTCATTTGTATATGGGAATGAATCATTATGTACGGCTCTCACTGGGACAAGTGTTGTAGTGCTTCACTTCAGGAAAAAACAATAAAAAAATTAAAAAATATTTATCTCTAGTATATTATAGAATGAATAAACTACCTTCATTACTTAATTTTGATATCAAGCCTCCTCCACAGAAAGTAGAGATGGTTATTGAGGAAGTAGATACAGACACGGGGGAAAATAATCCTAATTTCATATATGATGAAAAAGATGATGAGATAGATGAACTTCAAGAAACACAAAAAACACTTGAGTTAGAGTTTGTCAAAAAGCCAGAGATGATAGAAGATGAAATATTTGCAGATGCTCCCCCAAAAAAGAGAGGGACGGCGACACGATCAACGACTCCTAAAAAACGAACACGCAAACCTTTGTCAGAAGAAGACAAAGAAAAACGAAGGGACGCACTAGCTCGAGGCCGTGAAACAAGAGCAAGAAATCTCGCCAAGAAGAAAGCATTACTAGAACAACAAGATGACCTGGAAACTCAAGAACAACAACTCAACCTTGAAGATAAACAATTAGACCTTGAAATACAAAATGCTAAACTCAACAAAAAAGCAAAGAAAGTCAAGAAGGTTATTATACAAGATTCATCATCAGAAGAAGAGGAAATACAATATGTTAAAAAATCTAAGAAGAAAGCCCGCGAGCTAGATCTATCGCCTGTAAGATCGTCTATCACTGCAGAAGATATTGAACGCTCTCAACTTAATACTCTGATGGCTTATGAAAAATTGAGAAAGGATCGCAAAGATGAAAAGAAACGCGTGAAACAAATCGAGCAACAACAAGCACATATTAAAAAAACCATGGCTGAGGTTAATAACAGCTGGGGTAGAGGAGCTGGGAAGTATTCAGGTATGCTCTCTGGAATGGGACTATAATTTAAAATAATATATATTGTATATATTATCTATTGATATATAAATGGAAGGAGTCCCAAAAATATTGAAAGTGAAAGATTTGAAAGAAGATGATCGGTTTGGAGATATCCATGAAAATCTCCCATCTATGCCATGTCTTGCGTTATTGATTGGCTCAGTCAGAAGTGGGAAAAGTAATTTATTAGTTAATTTTTTCATGAATCAACATTTCTACAAGGGCTTATTTGACACTGTCACATTTATTTCTAATACATTAAATATTGACAACAAGGGAGTATTACTCAGTAAATATTTTGATACACATGATCACTATGAAGATAGTATGATTTCTGGAATAATGAAAGAGCAATCCCAATACAAAAGAGATGAACGACCTTCCTATGCATTAATTCTTGATGACATCTTGACGCAAGACTTCTCAAAATCGAATGCTGTCAGTTTCTTCTCAACACGCTTCAGACATTACATTGACTTTTATCTTATCAGTACTCAGAGTTTCCGTGCTGTTTCTGGTATGATTCGTAATAACGCCAATGCTGTATTCATCTGTCGACAGCAAAACAAGATGGAACTTGAAAAAATAAGTGAGGAATATTCTGGAAATGTGGGAGGGAAGGAGAACTTCTTGAAACATTACAAGAATATTCATAGCACTCCCTTCCAGGTCATGTACCTCGACTTACAAAAAAATCCCAGTAGAATCCTCAGAAACTTTGAGGAGGTGGTTTGGGAAGGGGACGGAACAGATACTTCCACGATGGATTAAAAACTAAATATCAATTTTATTTTTATTATATGTTATATAATATATAATATTCACTATGCCAAAACCCAATTCTAGTATGACAGTCTCTCAAATGAAAGCATACATTCGTCAACATAAAGTAAATCACCCAGAAGTCAAACTGGGAATGAAGCGTGGTGATATGATTGCTGGTCTCAAAAAAGCAGGTCATTGGGATAATTCTGAAAGCAAGACACGACCACCAAAGACTAAAAAACCAGCGAAGAAAGCAGTGCCAAAGGGGTCTCATAGAATGCCAGATGGAACTATTATGAAAGATAGTGCTATGCCGAAGAAAGCACCCGCGAAGAAAGCACCCGCAAAAAACAAAAGTCCGCAACGACAAGAAACTACTAAAAAGAAAGAAGTAAAGAAAGCACCAGCGAAGGGCACAACAACTGATGCATTATTTAATCTACCCTTTGATGTTGGTGGAATGATACTTGCCGAAAGCAAAAAAATACAAGCACCAAAAGTCGGTGAAGAAATATATTTGGGGAAAAAAATAGCCGATGCATTCGGCAAGTTATATGTGTTTGAGGATGTCGGTGTTTACGAAAACTCAAAGATGGAAATTGGGGATGTGATTGATGTAGACGTTGAAGGATTACTTTCAGCAGAGACTAGGAAGAAGGGGCTTTACTACGAAGGGCTCAAGGACAATGCGGACGGAACTGGTGCTTTCATGGTTGCGAGAGTTATGATTGATGAAATAAAAAGAAATAAGAAGGGTATGCTCACTGCCACGAGAAAGGCATATTTTCGGGGGCATGATATTGACCCCAAAAGCAAAGAGAGGAATACGCTATTTGCCTATTAAAAAACAAATAAAATCGTCAGTCTATTTTTTAATATTTGTATTTGATATAAATATGGATTTGTTTGATCATAGTAGAGGAAGAGCATCTGCACATAAACGCAATCAAGCACGGGAACAATTTAACGAACAATTAGATGTGATGAAGAGTCAAGCGGCTGCTCAAGCGGCATCTGCGAAAGCACAGCAAGAGCAAGCAACGACAATGAAAGAGGGAGAAGGTGCGGTGGTGGCGGCGTTCGGTGTGAAGGGTGGAATCGTTGATATGGTGGGAGCACTCAAAGGAGGGGGTAAAGGGACAGTCGAAGATATAGCGAAGGGTGCGGCGAAGGGTGCGCTCGCAGATATCAAATCTGGGAAGGGAATCTCTAAATCGGGGGCAAAAGCAGCTGACTCCGTGCTTGGTGAAGGAGCAAGCGCAAGGTTGGCAGAAGCCAGTGAGGAGAGTGGATTGACTAAAAAAGCAAGTGGTAAGTTTGCGAAGTTGGCGGAATCAAAAACGGGTAAAGCCATTGGAACTGCTGGAGAGAAAGCGATGGCACACACGGGTGCTTTAGTCAATATTGGTTTGGGAGCATATGATGTAGCAGAAGATTTCAAGGGAGGGAAGTTTCAACTCAAGGGAGATAATGATGCTGAAAAAACAGCAAACGCTCTACAGATTGGCGCTGGAGTTGCTGATGCAATCGGCTTTGTATTTCCACCCGCTTTTGTTCTCGGGGCGGCGTTGGGTGTTGCGGCTCAAGGAGCAGAGGTCATTGGGGCTGGTCAAGAAGGCGAGAAAAAGGAAGAGGACATTGATAAAGATGAAGTGAAAACCGAAGGTACTCTTCAAGCAGAGAAAGTCAAACAACAAGATGAAGTCGTAGAAACAACTACGACTCTTGCGTCTGCTTAAAAATATATTATCTATGTTATACAATAGTAAAATGGAAGATGATCACAAGAAAACTCTAGAGAAATATAAAAATCGTTTGTCTCGTAAACGGGAAATATATCAACTCAAGTATAAAAATGATCCTGAGTTTCAACAAAGGAATCGAGAAAGGGCACGAGCTCATTATGAGAAAAATAAACAGAAAGAGCGTAGTTTAAAATTATACAGATATTATATTAGACATAAAAGTGTTGAAGAGTTTATAGATTATCACCCTGATAAGTTTTTGCTTATATCAAATAAGTTTACATTAGACGAGATTGATGAATTAATCTAAGGGATAATCAAATTGTGTTTCCCACTCTACGAGCCATTCTTTTTCCTTGTGTGTTGCCAAACAATCCACAAGAGCACGCCATGTTTCACAAGATTTCAAATCAACTGAACCATCATAAACCCAGCCCCAGTGTCTCTTACAGAGGGTTGTTATCATCATCCAGCGTTCATAGCCGATATCATAATCTTCCAATAAGTTTTCATGTATGTGTTCATTAGCTTCTTCCCATTGTACCCAACTCATATTGTATATACTTGTCAATATAATATTTTAAATTATATTTTTATTTCAAATTTCAAGGGCTCGTACTTGGTTCACTTCCCGTTTCTGAAGCAGTATCAGAAAGTTCTGTTTCAAGAGGTATGCTTGTGTTTTTTCCGTGAATGATACATTTGTCTAATCCATTGCAAATTGCTGGCTTGCTTACATCATACTTTTTAAACTTTCTCTTGAAAGTAGAGATGATATCATCATCGACCATTGGGCTTTGTTCTATCAAGCGGTCATATTCAGCTCTACAGATTGCCAAAAAATCAGAACATTTGCTTCTATGTTTATTTTTATCAAGTGCGAGTTCTATGGATATATTCCTTCCCAATTTGCTCCACGAGACACTCGCACTTCTATGACTTTCCATGAGTTCTGCAACCTTCAAGAAGTTTTGTAGCGTTGATAAAATACCTGCGAAAATATTAATTCCACCCACAATTGCTGACGCTATATTTTGATTTTCTTCATTCACGAAAGTGGACATTCCAACATTTGCAGCTCCAGTCAAAGTAGAGAGTATAATAACGGGGATAGAAAACATGTAATATTGTTTTTTGTATTTCTTTTCACATCTTCCATGTAGCCAGCGATAACAACTCGCCTTCTCTGACCACTCGGAAAGGAGTTTTTCGGTTTCTGGTGTCCAAGCTGTAAGGTGTTCAGCCATTATATACTATCTGTAAGATTTTTGTTTTTTTTTATATTTAATTTTAATATTACATATATCATAATCAATGTCATACTGGAGGAGTGATTCGATCGTACATATCGGAGAAGAGCAGGTTGAGATTCCCGCAGAGCGTGGTTTACAATACATAGTCAGTGGTTCATCTACTAAAGTTCAGTTTAAAGTCCCGCAGTCCATTGGTATTTTCTCGGGAAAAGATAGTTATTTATCATGGGATATGAAGATTGTGAATAATAATGCTGCGAGGACTCGTCTCCAGCTTGACCCAGCAGGGGGAGGAATGATGTGTCAGAATATCCGTCTTCTCAATAACGGGACGGTGATTGAAGAAATCAATGAATACAATCAACTTGTAGCGGTCAAGCACGATTACGATCGTGATGAAGCATTATTGAATATGAAGGCGGCAACCGAGGGCGGGTCTGTCTATAATAGTTTCACTGCTGGCACGCAGGGTTCTTCAAAATCAGAGATGGCTGACCTTCAGACAAACCCTTGGTTTAAGAATGCTTCAGCGGGCGCAAAAACTGTAAACTATGATCAACCAACCCAGGGAAACAGCGTGAAATGTTGTGTCCCACTTCACACGGGTGTCTTTTCGGGTGGAGCATTTCCAGTCCTTCTTATGGAGAATGGTTTAACCGTCGAAATTGATCTAGCCCCAGCCCCTCGTATTGTAAGACAATTGGATAGTGTTGTTCGTCAGCGTCGCCGCCCTCTCAATCCTATCTTTAGAGGTGCTGGACAGGTGGTGGGCATTGCTAATCCTATCGGTGCTAATCCTGGCGTCCTACAGAATCCTTGGGTCAACACGAATGCCGCTGTGGTTAACAATGGAGCTGGCCAGACAACTGGTGGATACAATACGATCGTTCTAGAAGTTAATAATAGTATTAGAACTGTAGAGCAATGTCCTTTTGTTGTTGGTGAATCTATCGGTTTTATAGAAATAGATCAGCCCGACGCCCCAGTTGTTCGGTTGTCATCTGCAGATGGTACTGCTGGTGCTGGCGGTCCTGTAGCGGCTAACCCTGTCATTGTAGCCATCGCCTTGATAGGTGGAAATGTTTGCCTCACTATGAATGCTCCCGTATTCAACACTTTACAAGTTGCTGCTGGTGGCCGAAATATCACTGGGGCGTTCTGTGTTGTGTCTCTCTCGTGTGAAGACGGCCTCAATGCGACTGCTTCTCTCGGTGCCCCCGCTTCTGCTGGCGGTATTACTTATCCTGTTAGTTATCAAGTTGATAACCTAAATCTAGTTATTCACAAACTAGAACTAGAGCAATCTCAAGTTCAGAGTATGCTGTCTCAGGCTCGGGACGGCTCGGCAATTGAGTTTGATATTATGTCAACTACAAACTACAAAAACTCTTTACTTGCTTCAGAGCGCCAAGCTTCTTTTCTTATTAATGCTAAAAACCAGAGGGCGAAAGCACTTCTCACGATTCCAACTGATTCAACTATTTATACTTCAGGTGATTTACTATCTTCAAAAAGTACTTATGAAGCTACAAGAAACGGCATGGATACACGGCTTAACTCTTCACGCCCAGGTATTTCGGGCTGCTGTGATCAATTATCAGAGTATCAGCTTCAGATTTCGGGTCTCAATGTGCCGAGCCGTCCTGTCACGACTCGAAAGATCGCCACTCGTAATTCAATTGATGCCTTCTTTCTCTATGAACTTGAGAAAGCGCTGGCTAATTCTGATGTTGATCCTCGTTCATTTTCAAAATATCTGGAAAATTTTATCATCGGTCGTTCCTTCGGTACTTTCAATGGCGCCACAGACCTACGAAACGAGGACTTAAGTATCGTCTTACGATATGGAGAAACTCTCGCGCCTCAGAAAGCTAAAATGTTTTCTTCTTTTGTACAGCATGTGCGGAGGGTTCGTCTGCAAGGGGGTTTCGTAATGATCGAGGCATAATTTAAAAAAAACAAAAAAAACACTATATATAATTTTTTAATAACTCTTATTATATAATATGAGTTCAAGTCGCTATATTCAGGTGCGCCCAGACAATGTCTCGAGTGCTCAAACTATTAGTTTTGCGTCGGGTTTTCCAACCCTTTCATTCACAATCCCAGCGCAAAATGGGATCTTAGATCCTCGGTCGATTCGCATTAACGGTGAATTAATTGTATTCCAAACACGAGACGCTGCTGGTTTGCCAGTCCCCGTCTATGATAATTCTGCCCTGATAGCAGGAGCCAATCAAGGCCAGCGCATCACTATGGATAACCGTCTCGGTATATATAGTATGTGGGATCAGTTAGTTATCCGCCATGACAAGTCGAAACAAATATGTGAAAATATTCAAAACTACAATCGCTACATGTCTCAGTACCTTGGCTTGACTTCAAGTGTTCAAGATCTTACAGGACATATGAATGAATCATCTCTTATTCAACCGAATCCAGAAGCTATGTTTTTCAATGTCGTATCCAATGGTGTCGATGACGCGGCTGCCCCTTACAACAAAAAACCCAAATCATTCTCCTGTTATTTGCCGTGTGGATTCCTGATGTCTGGCCAGTCGGTTAATCTGATGGAAAATGCATTCGGTGGCCTCACGATTGAACTTCATTTGTCTCCAGATAGTAATTGCCTCTTTTCTCAGAGTGGAGTTGTGGGAGCAAATAACGCCGATGCTTTCTACGAACTCTCGAAACTAAATCTATCTTGTGAAGTCCATGATATACCCGCAGAAGAAATGGCTTCTCTTGCTTCTCAGACGACTGGTGAGCACGAGTTCAATACTATCACGAGTCTCTACACAACTATCAACTCGACCAACGCACAGATTCAGTATTCTCTGGGTTTACGCTATTTACAATCTGCCTTTGTCAATTTTGTTCCTGCTACTCATATAAATAGTCTAGCGAACAATGGCCTCGCTCTAACGCAATTGTCTCAGCAGAATGGGGAACTTGTGAATGTTAAATCTGTACAGTTTTTGAGGGGAGGGTCAAACTATCCGCTTGATTTCACAATTCGTGATATTTCTCAGACGACTGGTAATGTCAACATCGCGACCGCAGGCGCAGAATCTAGTTTCAGAGTATCAGATGCTCAACTTAATCGTATGCTTGCTGAATCTGTTGTCCCAGAAGCCATGGTAGACAAAACATCTCTTTCTCCTGCAACTCAATCGAGGACATACACTCTGAGTGCCAATGGCGCTCTAGCCAGTTCTTACAAGAGTGTAAAAGGTGGTGGAGCCTTGTATGGCCTTGGTGTCCGCCTATCGCAATTTAATGCTGGCGAGGATTACTCACAGGAGCAGTTTGGAATTGCTCTGGAAACTGATCAGACATCGGATCGCCCGAACGGAGTATTTTTGTTCTTCAAATCAAAAGCTAAGTTAGTTTATTCCCAGAGCGGAGTTAACCTCATGAAATGATGAAAAATACCAGCGAATAAACAAACAATACAAGATAAACCCTCCATAAACTCCCAAAATCAATCTGGCGGATAGTGGAGACATATCAAACTCATCAAAACTATAATTCATACTATCTATTGGCTTTTTAATTGCTTTTTTTTTAAATTATTTTATATATAAGGTAGTATATAAAATATGGATCAGGTAGAGATGAGTGACCCCCTTAATTCTGGTGTTAAAATGGTGCCAGACTTAATTAAATTAGATCAAATACCAGATAATTTCCTTCAGCATGTTGAAACCGATTTGCTAGAAACTTCAACCTTTCAAGAAGCGACTACAAGCACTACTGGCTATGCTTCTTTCAACTTAGCACAGAAGGGCTTCCTTCACTCGCATAGCAAAATCCTCGTGGGTTTAGTTCCTTCGGCTGCAGGACAGATGCTCCCCGCAAACATCGGTATTGCGTCTATTATCGATCGTGCGGTATTAAAGGTTCGTAAAAGTGGGCAAGTAATCAATGATATTTCTGATTTCGGACATTTCCATGCAATTAAATCTTGTCAGATTTCAAATGAAACTAATCGTGAGCGCGAGCAGTTTATGACTGGTCGTGTAATGAACAAAGAGTTCAAGCATTATTTCGTAGATGGCACTGCTGCTACGGGATATGACATTAATAGATCTAAGGGATATGGGCTTGACAATGGGCGAGAGTATGCTGCGGGTTCGGCTGGTGCTCTTCAAGGCCTCAGTCAGAATGGGTTAGTTCAACCTTTCTCTCTGATGACAACTGCTGCCCCCCTAGAATCTCCAACATATTCTATTGATATTTCAGATCTTTTCTTATTTATGAAAACACAATCTCTACCCCTTTACATGATTGATCAAGGCCTCACTGTTGAATTATATTGGAGTAAAACTGTTGACCGCGTGCTTCAGGCTGGTGGTGCCGACGCAGGAGTCGTGATTGATCGTAATGAACTCAAGTTTGTTGCTGATTATATCACATATACCGAAGATGATGCAATGAATCGCTACCGAGCGGCCAACCCTGTCATTGATATGTCTTTCTCTGATTATCGCCTCTCCAAAAATACTCGTACTCAAGTAGAGATGCAGGCTGGATTTGTTCGTCAACTGGGTATGAACAATCGCGTTGTTCCTCGTATCATTACTATCATCTCGAATGAATCCAACCCTGGCGCTGTTGGGGCAATCACTACTTCCATGCTCGGTAGATATAATATGATGGCTCCCGTTGAAAACGCAACTGGGGTTGTAGTTCCTGGGACTATATCTTACAATGTGCGCTATAAGTCTCGGTTTGAGTTTTCGCAGGCACTTGTAAATAAAGCACAAGCTTTTACTCAGCTAGTCCAGAGTGAAGGTTTACCTTTTGTATCTCGCCAGGAATATTCTGGAGATCAGGGTGGTTATTTAGTGGGTCGTACGGCCGCTGGTTTGGCTGGAGCGGCGGTGATTGAGTTTCAGGGATATTCTCAGCCAGCAACTCTCGGTGGCCAGTTTTTCATGCTTGGCACGAGGCTGACGAATGGTCGTGTGGGCAACGATGGTGTTGAGCTTCATCTCACTGCTCAGATGCCAGCGGCCGCGCAAGGTTATATTGTACGAAGTTATCTTGAGTATGTCCGTCGCGCCCGCCTTGAAAATGGCGAGTTTGAAATAATGAACGCGTAAACAATTTGATTTAAATATAACTCACTTATCCTATATGTATAATGGCGAAAACTTTCTATCTCAATGTATTTTGGAAAGATCTTAAAATCTGTGATTTCGATACACTGGGCGATGACCCCGAGTTTATCTATCAAGAGTATTCAAATGGGCTGCTGATGCAAGGTCTACAAGAAAAGCTGAGTCTGCCAATGCTCAAAGAACATATGATAGATTATTGTGAGATGATTTACAAAAGAAAAAGAGATTGCTATAAAATTAAATGTACAGAGCATTTCATGTTTCTGTCTGCCTTCTTTGCATTACATAAACTAAACTATCAACCAACATTTGATTCATATATATTCCTCAAAAAATCGTCATCAAAAAATTAATTACTCAAATAGAACCATGATATTTATATTTCTAAAAACTATATTCAAAATAAAAATTATACTATACTATATATAAAATTGAAAATACTATAGTTCTATTTGAGGATATTTAAAATTGGTGAAGATATTTTTGAGGAAGTCATGTATTCTTCAATCTCTTCTATATTATCTTGATTCTGATCGTCTTTGTAATAATCAGCGTCCCAATAACACTGACTACATAATGTTAGTTGTTTATTTTCATTGTACCAACACATAATAGGAGTTTTGATTGTCAACACACAACCACATTCATTACCGCATTTGTGATTGTATTGTTCTGCCATTTTAATCACTTGTTTTTGCTAACAAAATGCCCCTTGGCTCGGTTAGTATAATTTTATAGTATAAATCAAATGTCTTCAAAGCGATTGAACTAATCTATCCCAAGAATTAACTTCTACTTGAAACTTATTCATTTGATCCAAATACAAACCCTCGGTGTAAAGTCCATGTTTGACACATTCTGACAAGTGTTCTTCCAATACAACAGCATTATCTCTGATAAGTTTATATATGATTGATAATTTCATTTTTTTAATCTTGGGTGCGTCATCTGCTAAATATTCTGTAAATAATCGAATCATATATTTAGAGTGGTCTATGTAAGCATTACATTCACCAACCCGACAATCATATTTGCAGTCGTACTTTTCACCAACAAGGCAAGTATCAGCGAGAAACTTACCGAACTTTACTTTCTCCAACCCCCCCTCCTTCACTACAATCATCTCTTCGTGTTTTTTAATTTGACCCTTAATTCGAGACGCAAGAGACATTCTGTATGTACTATCAATTTTCTGTTTTTGCCAACAAAATGCCCCTTGGCTCGGTTGGTATAAGTTTATAGTATAAATCATATTTCTTGTGTTTTTTTTTACTCATTATCATCTTCTTCTTCTTCTGAATCCCAGTAAGATGAAATATCAAACGCTTGCATAAGTTCACTAGGAATATCGCTTCTGGTGTCGCGACCAGATTCCAGACCCCACTCCCATTCTTGTTCAACATCGGTGAAGTCAGGGCGTGCAGCGCGCATATATATACCACAGAAGGCGCACCCTGGTTCAAAATACATCGCCTTGATACTACAATCAGGATTATTTTTGATGAACTCGTCATAAGCCTTTGTGGGTGGAGCCCACGCAGTACTGAACTCACCCGTGATGATGTAGTCATCACCTTCTCTATACTTAGCTAGACCGCCGTACACAATATCCCATTTAGTTCCCCAGTTTTGATTGTGCCAATCATCGATATGTTCATACACAGGAATCCCTTGTTCCTTTAACCTCTTCTGTTCTTCCACGCTGAGGTTTTCCCTGAACATATTTTCAGGTGGAGGATGCAATACTTCAAGAAGATTATCAGTTTCCTTGAAATGTTCATAAATCTTGTGAACCTTTTCAGCTGGTCCTTGAAGTTTAAATGTGTTGTTGCAGTAATTAGGCATTCGTAAGAGTTGTAGTTTGTAAGAGTTGTTGTTCTTAGTTGAGTTATTCACCTTTTTTTGCTAACAAAATGCCCCTTGGCTCGGTTAGTATAAGTTTAGTTAGTATAAGTTTATTTTCCTTTACGCCAGTGCGTCACACGCTTGTCTACTAGTTCTCCCTTGCTGGAGAATGTAAGCCATTGTATCCCTCCTTCTTTCGGAATTGGATTTTCACGATCGGCCTTGTTAATCTTATCAAGTACACTCTCTTCTTCTTCCTCTTCTTCAGATTCATCATCTTCATTTTCATATTTTTGTTTCTCTTCATTCCAGTGGATACCGAAGTCTCTACAATATTCTTCAGCGATGTCTAATCGCTCTTGGAGCTTCTTGTTCTCATCAAGAGTTTTCAAGAAGTTCTTCTTGTTGCATTCGTTTTCATCACGCAATATATCACAAGCGATTTCTAGAGCATCATAGTCATCACCAGGAGCACGATGGTCGCATTCCTCATTGAGTTCAGCAATCTCTTTTTGTAGAATGTCCACGACCGCCGCGATGTCGTCGTCGTCGTAGAGTGCTTTGTAATCCATAGTTGAGTAGTTTGTAAGAGTTGTTGTTCTTGTTTATATATACTATTCGTAATATCGCCCTTATCAAATTTTTGGTATAATTTTTAGATTTTTTAGATTTACAAGAGTTTAAAACATGTAAATCAAATTTCTTACAAGATTTTTACATTTTACAAGAGTTTTTATGATTTTACAAGAGTTTTTATGAGTTAAAGGCGTATGATAAGGGTTA